AGACTGAGTAAATCCATGACCGGGAGCTAAATAAGTACCAAAAGCAGCCAAATTACCCATCGGGGTAGAAGAACCGGTAACACCGGTACCAGAAGTCTGAGCAATAGGGTTTATCGAGATAGAAGTAGAACCACCACCCAAATACTCAGGACGCTGCAAGCGAGCGTCAGGAGAAACAACTCCAAAATGTGAACGAATAATCTCGGTGTAACGAGTACCACCACGAGCGTCACGCTCAAGCAATTTCTGAATCTGAAAAGACTGACGAAGCTGATTAATAGTGGCAGCCGTCGCAGCAGACAAATCAGCATAAACACCGGCCATATGGCCACCGGAACCAGCAGTACCAGAAGAATTTAACTTATCAAAAACCATACCAGTACTGGTATTAGCCATATGCCAGCCATAAGTGCCAGCTGGAACCGTGGCACCAGAAGCATCATACATGGCCACAGGAGAAGCAGCATTCGGACCAGCAACACCAATACCACGAACCGGCGCAGTAGTGCCTAAAGGCAAAGTAACGGCAGTGCCGCCCTTTTGCGGCCAGGGCAACGCGCCAGTGAAATAATCATGACGCTTGCCACGTCGAAGGAGCGTGTAATTAGCACTGGGGGTCGCGTCCGGTCCGTCACCCTTATCCACGGTAACGGAATTCTGTAAATTCTCATCTCTAAACCACTGATTAAAAATCAAATTGTAGGCACGAACGGGTAGAGCGTTGTGCGAAACAGTGTTACCCGCGCCGACCTGCCCCACCGTGGGAAGTCCAAGGTAGTCCTGCAAGGAACCAACGGCATAACCTCCGACAGGTGATACCTGCTGAGGAACAGAATAAGAAATGGAATCGGCAGGATTCTCCTGCTCCCCCATAAACTTAACCCAATTGTTCCAAACCAAACGGTTAGGCACAAAGAAAAAGAAGGAATCCAAATGGAGATTATCCATGACCGGAAACAATGGCGTCGCCAGTCGGCCGAACATAGTAGCCTTGCAATTAAAGGTATCACCGGGCAGAACCTCCTCACACATAATGGGAACCAAATAACCAGAGTCAAAAGTAGTCTTCAACGTTTTCTGCATAGAAAAACGACTACGAGGAATATCAGACTTAGGAACCATAGCGAAGCTATGAGCATTAACAGAAGCATTGCGATGCATAAAAAACTCCAAAAAAACAGGGGCCGAAGCCCCTGAAAAGGTTAAGAAGAAGCGACTACATCCTTACCACGAACTAACACCGTGGGGGAACCTTCACGAATGAAAGCACCAGTATTATCGTCAAACTGGCCTAACAAATACAAATCAAAATCATCAGGATGCTTATTCAACGGATTAGCAGGATCAACACGGTTGATCTCATCAGTGAAATCACGAACAGCAACGTTACGATGAGGAACGAAAAAAGGACGGTTGAAAACTTCAGCAGCGCGATCCTTAACACAAACAATAAATTGCAACATATATAACCTTAAATAGAACGTTTAGATAAATTAGACCTGGACTTAGAGACCAGATCACGAGCAGCCTTACGATGAGGCTGATTCTCAAAAGCAAGTCGCTCAATATCCAGATCGGCACGAGCCGTTGAGCGGAAAGACATATCGAGGGCTAAATCCTCGCCAACCTCCTTCAATAAAGATTTATAAAACCTAGGGACTGGAGCCCTAGAACCCTGCGCCGTAATAACGGACGCATTCGGAAACACATCAGACATGAAGTACTCCCGAAACCAAGAACGACCAATCCCCTTAGATACCAACATAAATTCGGGGTTAGGTCGAATAAGCTCACCATCATCCAAAACCGCCAAGGGAGGAGCAACCATAGAATCGCCTTTAATCTTTTTCAAGATATAACGGGCAATATAAGCCGCAGACTCGAAATTAAGGGTTCCGATGAGGTGATGTCCATAGGTCCAAGACCTAGAAACCGCATCAGATACATAAGTCCGGTCGCCACAAGGAGCACGACCAAAAATACGACGATCATTACCAAAGTCCACCCCAAACAAAGCAATATGAAAGTGAGGACGTCGCGAGGCGTCACCGTATTCTCCAGAAGCTACGTATTTAAACTTAAAACCAGACTTACGCAGACGCTTGAAAAAACGCTGTAAATCTTCCTTAAACAACTGCCCATGCTCAGGCAAATGCGCGTCATCATATGTAAGGTTGAGCATACAAGACACCGAATGCATCTGTTGTTCGTGAGTAATCCGGATGGCCCATTCTCTCGAATACGCCAAACGACACTCGATACATTGACCGCACTTGAGCGGACCGTGAGCAGGGTGTTGCCAGAGTGCTGAGCACACAAAGACCTACAAACGAATTCCACCGCGCATGGGAGCCGCGAAAATGTTAGCACCCTTGGTGCGACCTACATTGCCACGGAATTGAGCCGCAGAAGCGGACTTAGACACGGAATGACGAGAAAGAGGCTTCATAAAAATTCTCCTTAAAACGAAGTATACAGAAATGCAAAAAGGTGTCAACAAGTACAGTTACATCAAGTAGGCAACTGTACTTGTCTCTAGGAGGCCTTGGCCTCTGTCGCGGAGGCTGACGCCTCCTTCATGGCTTCGCCATCCTGTTTAACAGGAACCAAAAGACCCAAACGCAAAGCCTCATCGGCATTAGAAGGGTCAGCGAAAAACTCCAAAAACTCCTGAGGGGAGTTATGAAAACGAGCCCGAACACGGGCATCCATACGCATAAAATTCTCGTCCGCCTGGCGGACAACATTCATAGCAGACTGGAAGTCAAAAACGCCCTCGTAATCAACATACTGGGGCATAGAAACCGGGTCTGGAAGATGACCAGTCTTCATAAAAACATTAACAATATTGTTAATGTCAGACTCCGCAGCAAACTGCTGCTGAGTCAAAGAAGGGTCAGCACAAACCAAAGCGGACTCATCAGAAGCCGCAGACATATCGTAGTTGTTACCACTACGAACAAAAACAGGCTTGAAAGACATAAAAAACTCCTATAAATCGAAACTTAGAAGAACACAAAAAAGAAAAAATCAACGACGAATACGCAAAATAGCAGTAAGAGCATCAATAAGAGGCTTAAACTGACCAAACTCGCGACCAATATTATTGGTCTGGCGAGCAGCCTCAACATCAAGACCAGTAAGAGTAGACTGGTTCTCAGTCAAAGTCTTAAGAACACCCTTAAGCAGCTCCTCAGCATTAGCAACGCGAGTATCAGCCTTAATCTTCAAAATAGAAGCACGAAGCTGATTACCAATCTCAGTCAGGTTCTGACCTTCCTTCTCCAAATTGGAATACTGCTGACGCAGCACATCGGTAGTCTTAAGAATACGATCGTTCTCAGTACGAGCGTTCGCAGTCTCAGCAACAACACGATCAGCAGTCTTCTCAGCAACAATAGTCCTCGCACGCGACTCAGAAGCAGAAGCAACATTAAGATCACTCTGAGAACCGGCCAACGAAGAAGAAGCACCATACGAAGAAGCCTGAGCACCAGAAAGACCAGCATTACCCATAACAGCCTGAGAACCCCCCGGGGTGGAAGCACCACCCTGAGAATAAGCAAGCATAGGGTTCAAACCAGCAGCCTTCATATCAGCAACAGCTCGCTGATAAGCAGTAGAAGATAAACGTTCCTGAAAAGAACGATTCTCCGAAGCTTGGGCAGCATTAGCAGAATTAGCTTCCTGCTGACCAGCAAAACCCAAGACACCAGAAACAAGAGGCATAACAGAGGCAAAGGGTTCAGTAAACCCCTTGACCGCATCCCCAATATCGGAAAAAAAGCCCATGATCAGAAATGATCAATCAAACCAGGCACAGAATACAAAGGCAGAGGACGAGCAGCCTGAATATCAAAAAACGCATCCAAAAGCAACTGCTGACCATTGGCAGCAGCACCAACAGCAAGAGTCCGAGCAAGAGGAGGAGTGTCCTGTATAAACGTCGAATTCAACGTAGGGAGCGACGTAAACTTCTGAGCAAAATGCCACGGGTCAATAGTAGCCGCGGACGTGGACTTGAAAAGGCCCGTAATCTGAGAAGGGTTATACCGATACTCGGCCCACCGTTCCTGATAACCGAAGACATTTGAGTCATTAGCGGAACCATCACAATAAATCTCCTTATTCAAAACAGCTTGCTCACCAAGCATAGCGAAAGCAGGGAAATAGAAATCGTAACGAGTAGAACGACTCCACAACTTACGCAAACCCTGTTGA